CGCGTTTAGGTTTCCCCGTTAGCAGCCTATGACAGGCCACACCGCTGGTGAGGCGTTCACGGAATTGTTTTTACGCCGGTTGCCCGACGGGGAGACGTTGAAGCTGTTCATCTCCCAGTTCGTTCGTATCATGGTTCATGTCACTTGTCCGACAGTTACCTGTCGGGGCAGACTATATCTTGTTCTCCAACCTTTTTTATTTCATACCCATAATAGAGGCCGCCGCTTTTTAACGCCGTTCGCACTGACGTTCTTACCGATTCTATCTTTTTTGTTTTTGTAAGACCGGTAGCCATAAACCACTCAGAGCAGTCTCTTATAGAATCAAATTCTTTTATAAGACTGCCCTTTTTTACAATAACCCGTTTTCCTGCTGCCTGCCTAAATGAAAAATGTGCTACTCCACCAGCATTAACGATTCTCTCAACGGTATCTCTGTCTATACCAAATTCCTTTGCCGTCTTTCCGAAACTCCGAGTCCTTATGTATGAATTTATAATACGGTCGTTAGGCAGCGCATAATTGGTATGTCTGCCGCCGAGCCTGGCGTTATACCCGCTAATATAGCCGTCACATTGATTAATCCATGCTATCTCTGCGGCATCGAGTTCTTGTTGAGTCTTTATGTTGTCTTGCAGAACTTCAAAAGTGAAGTTCTCGACACCGAATTCCCGCATCGCCACATATAACCTTTTGCTCTTCTGCGTCGGGTGGTTTCCAAGATAGAACCTTTTATGCTCAGCCCACCTTCTATCAGCGCTTTTTATGGTTTGGCCAACATAGCATTTACCGTTCACAGTGTTTGTTATCTTATATATAAGCCCCATGTTTTTCACCTCCTTATAACGGCTTTGGGTATGATTTTAGTTGGAGACTCTCGCACTTCGGACGGCAGCTCGTCTTCCGCCCTACTCCTTTCGGATAGTCGTTACACCTTGCTAAGTTTACACTTGGCCTTGGCACTGGATTGCCCGGAACGCTCCGGGTTTCCCGGTTAGCAGGGAGACTGGTCGGCCATTTCCTGCCGAGCCGCGTATGCGTCCTCCCCACACCCCTGAGCAATAGGGTTCACGAGATTTTTTATACCTTGCGTCACCGCAAGGGGAGGCAACAAACCTTACCTCCAGTACGGAAGCGAATGTTTCACAGGGTCTACCTGTGTGATGCCCAGGAGCATGTGGTTGAGTCCCGCACCGGCGCTTCCTCGGCCCGCGCCTACCGCGCTGCCGCACTCCCAGAAAAGGTCGATGTAGTGCTCCAGGAACACCGGGTAGGAGTACATACACGTCCCCAGGCGGTCGCCGACGGTCTTCTTGACGTCGGCCTCGTACTCCAGACGTCCCAGGTACTCGTCGTTGAACAGCTCCCGGTTCTTGAGCTCGTCCACGCAGCGGTTGACCCAGTAGCGTTCCTGCGGGTCGTCGCTCGAGTACATGCGGTCGAGGTTGGGATATCCCAGGTTCGACGACCTCTTGGGGTAGTCCTTGACCTCCACCTGGGGCACGTGCTGGCTGCGGGCTAGGGAGTAGTTCTCAACCTTGTCGTATATCTCCAACGTGTTGGCCTCGAGCTCGGCGTAGTCGAGCCCTGTGCCCTCCAAGTTGGCCACCACCTCCTCGGTGCTCTGGAGGTAGGTGTAGTCGTAGAACTCGCCGGTCTCGCGTTCGCCGTCCTTGGAGTTGAGGTAGGCCCTGTGAATCGGCTTGTCCTCCTTGCGGAGGTAGTGGGCGTCTGTCGTCACGATTATCTTGACCCCGAACGCCTTGGCGAGACGGGGCATGCGGGAGTTGACGGCCAGCTGGTCCTTGGAGCGGGCGGGCTGGACCTCGAAGTAGAAGTCGTCGCCGAACAGGCGCTTGTTCCAAAGGACGAACTCCACAATCTTGTCGTGGCACTCCTTGGCACCCGCCCTGTCCCCCTCGCGCTCCGCCTTCTCCATACCGAGCACGAGCGTCGCCAGCTCGCCGCCCAGGCACGCCGTGGACGCTATGAGGTTTCCTTGGCCGTACTTGCGGACCATGGCCTCAAGCTCGGTCTTCAACGTCGGCACGCGCTCCAACCCTCGGTCGAAGTAGGAGTTAATCCAGGCGTTGGACGATAGCTCGCGCAACATCTTGTGACCTATGGCGTTCTTGGCGCACAAGATGTAGTGGTAGTACTTCTGACCTTTGTCCCTGGTGTCTGTGAGGTAAATCTCGTTCCCGCGCGCCACCTTGAACGTGCTGCCTTGCTCGAGCAGCTCCTTCTGGATGCGGTCCACCTCCACATGCCCGCTCAGGCACTCGTGGTCGGTGAGGCAAATCCCGGCCAACCCGAGCTCCTGCGCCCGGGCGACCAGGTCGGGAACTTTGTTCACGCAGTCCAGAAGCCTGATGTTGCTATAGTGCGAGTGGCAGTGCAAATCAAAGCGTCCCGTAACACCACCCCCTTTTATCTTGGCCTTTTACCTGGATAATTCTACCACAACGACGCACCCTGTGAAAAGAAAAAGCCGCCGGGCTCCGATAGAACGGTGCCCGACGGCTCAGCGTCAGAACTGCCAACCTTCCTCTACCTCGTAGTCCTCCACAATCAGCTGCGGCTTGCGCGTGCCGTTCCACTCGTTGACGGAGCAGGTGCATACCGCCGTGAGGGTCTTGCCGCCGGAGACGAGGTCGTCGTACTCCTCCCTGCTCGACTTGAACTTCATCACCTCGACGCCGTTGCGCGTGGTGATCTTGAGCGTCGGGTTCTTGTCGGGGCTCAGCAGCTTGACTGTCCCCTTGTTCAGCTCGACGCCATCGACCGCCACGTAGGGCTCGGGCATCTGTTGGCCCCACCAGTCCTTGTGCGCGCCGATTTCAAGCACGGTGCCGCGGTCGGGGACGCTGCCGAAGTCGTAGTCCACGAGGTAGCACGGCTCTGTGTCCACATCGGCGTAGAGGGCACACAGGGCGTCTATAACGGCCTCAAAATCGGTTACCGCTATAGTTGTACCGAAGGCCCCTTGATGGCCCTGATAGGCCCCTTGTAGGCCCTCAGAGGCCCTTTCACACTCGGTTTTAAAGTCCTTTATTTCGGACATGGAATAGTTGCGCGCGCTGCCGCTATAGGAGTCCCCGCAGTCCATCAGGACGAACGTCGGCTTCTTGTACTTGGACTGCAACTGGTTGGCCACGAGGCCGCACACCGTGGGGGAGACGCTGTCCTGCGGCAGGACGACCGGCAGCACGGGGAGCGAGTCGAGCGCGTTCTCGGCGATGTAGCCGTCGGCCAGCTCGGTCGCCTCCTTCTGGACGGCCGTCTGCCTCTCCTTGACCCTGCGCGTCATGTTGACCGCGGAGTCGACCTTCGACTGGTCCTTCCACTCGAGGAACGCGTCGACGAGGAGGCGCCTCTCCTCGACCGTGCCGCTTCGCCACACAGCGTTGACGAAGGGCGACACGTAGAAGGCGTACGACATGTACGTCAGCCCTCCGCGTCGGCCCATGTTATAGGCGTTCTTACGGCACATGGCGTCGAGGAACGGGTTGGTGACCGTGGAGTCGTCCCCGAGGCCGCACCCGAACAGCGCGCGCATGTTGACGTCTGTGTAGGGGGCCATGTCGCTGAGGGCCCCGAACCCGGCGAGGTCGCAGAACCTTTCCGCCCCGGCGTCGAGGTTGTACATATCCTGCACGCACAGGGTGAACATCCATGTCACGACGGAGCCGGTCATGTTGTGGTCGAAGCCGTCGTCGAACTGGTTGTTGACGACCACCGCGTCCTTCGACTTGTACGGGGACTCGTGGTGGTCGAGGACGATGCACTTGATGCCTCGCTCCTTGAGGGCCGCGTGCTGCTCGTAGTCGTTGCTGCCGGCGTCCGGCACTATGACCATCGTGGGGCTGTTCTCCAAGATGTCGTCCATCATGTCCGCCAGGCCGTGCTGCTTGCCGGCATGCACGCCGTATACGACGGCGTCGTTGCCGATGCCGAGCATACCGAGCCTGCGGATGAAGTTCATCACGATGGCCGCGGACGACACGCCGTCGCAGTCGCAGTCGACGACGACGTAGACGAGGCAGTCGTCCTTCTGGAGCTCGTCCATGAAGACGGAGGCCGCCGTCTCGATGTCGGAGAGGTTCCTCCAGTCGAACATCTGCCCGAAGGTCTCGTCGTCGTACCCGCGCATCCAGGCGTCCTGGTCCTCCAAACCGACGCCCCTGTTGACGAGCACCTGCTGCGTCATCGTGAGCGTGGGGTCGGTCGTCTCGTACAGCTTGTACTTCATATTTACGGAATCACCTGGTCCCTCCACAGTTGCATGAACGTGTCTTTGCCGCAGTCGAACGGCGAGTCCTTGTAGCCCAGCAGCGTGCCCTCCCTGTCGAAGAGAAAGGACACGTCGAGTTGCGGGCTGTATTTATGGTACAGCTTGCGGAGCTTGTCAAGCACGCCCCAGTACTCCTTGCTGTCCACGTGCCTGTAGTCCTTGTCGAACGCTATCACCATCCTGCGGCACCCGCAGTCGAGGAGCAGCTTCACCTGGTGCCGCGATATGTTGCTGCCGCAGGACGCCACGGCCAGACTGTTGTCGTACCCGAACATGGCCATGCTCTGCAACACCGACTTCTCGCTCTCGGCCACTATGGCGACGCCCGTGCGCCCTATGTTCTCCTTCACGGCGTGGAGCCCGTACAGGTGGAACCCGAGTGGGTGGTTGAGCATGTGCCCGCCGAGGACGGCCGGCTTGTACTTGCCGCCCGCCTCGAAGCTCTTGACCATGGTGCGCTCCCTGACGCCCACGAGCTCGCCGTTCACGTCCCTGTGCGGTATGACGACCCCTCCGGTCACGGGGTTGTAGCGCACCCCCATGTGCTGGCTCACGGAGTCGGGGATGCCGCACGCCTCCCACTCGGGAATATGGACGCACGGCAGGTTGCGCAGCTCGGACTCGCCTATGGTCGCCATGACGTCCTGGTCCCGCCGTTTGGCCTGCACGTCGAGCAGCTCGCGCATGCGGGCGAGCTCGTTCCAGTCGTTTGACTGAGAGGAGCTTATGGACGTCGGGTCCATGTGACAGGTGTCGACGACGTACTCGACTGCCTCCTTGAAGCCGCACCCGGTGACCATGGCCACGAGGTCGAACACGTCGAACGAGCCGCAGGAGTCGCTGTAGCAGTGGAACATGCGCGAGTCCTCATAGTAGTAGAGCTTGTGCGACTCGCCGCCGTGGCACACCGTCTTGGAGACGAGCTGCCCGCCCTGCATGCGGGGCTCGCCGCCCAGCCGCTCGAGGACGAGCTCGACGTCCCTGAGCGTCATGGCCTCCTTGATGTCGTTCACCGCGTACACTATTCCACCTCCACGTCCGCCATGGTGATGAGGTTGTACTGGTAGTCGGTCGCGAAGGCGCCGTCATAGCGGCACGTGCCCTTGTCCGCGTACATCCACAGGTAGAGCTTGTTGTACTGGCCGCGTCGGTTCTTGTACACCGACATCTTAATGTTGGGCATGGCCATGCCTCGCTCGACCAGCACGTCCTGGAGCATCTCACGGTCCTTCTCGGTCACGTCCATAAGAATCATGCCGCAGTCGGCTCGGTCGGCGATGCTCTTCGCGCCGCGCAGGAGGGTTTGGTCGGGGACGTCCTCCGTCTTGTAGCTGCCGTTCAGCTGGGTGGCGGAGAGAATCCACACGCCGTACTGAACCGCGATGTCCTTGAGCTTGGCGGACAGGAGGAACAGCACGTTGTCCTCGCGGATGGCCACGCCGCTCTTGGAGGACACCTCGGCCAGGATGCTCATGGACGTGGCGATGTAGTCGAACAGCACCATCTGGCACTTGTTCACGCGCAGGTTGCGCTTAATGAGGTTCTCCACGTCCTTGAGGCTGTAGTCGGGCAGGCACTCGATGTACAGCGGGGCGTGCGCCAGGACCTCCACGGCGCGCATGACGCGCTCGAGCTCGCCGACGGCGTAGTCGTTGTCCAAGATGTGCGCCTCGTTCACGCCGGAGATGAACGCCAGGGCCATCGTCTGAATCTCGTCCTTCTCCTGCTCGACCGATATGTACAGGGTGGGGATCTGCTCACCCAGAGATTTCCACTTGTGGTTGACGACGTCGTATATCTCGTCGCAGGCGAAGTTGCAGGCGTCGGCAATCATGGTGCGGGTCTTGCCGACGTTGGTGGCCGCACTGCGCAGGTAGTACTTGCCGGGCCTGGCGCCTCGCGTGATGGTGTTCACGAACTTGCCGTACATGGGGGGACCCACGTCCGGGTTCTCCGCCAGGGAGTCGAGCAGCTCCTCGAGCCCCTCGCCGACCAGCGTGGCCTCGCCCTTGCTGTTGTCCACGTAGGAGGAGCGCACGGCCTGCATGCGCACGTCTATCTCGTCGGCAATCTCGCTAAGGGACATCTCGTCGAGACGGCGCTCCTGCTCCTCGCGCTTGCCGTTGTCGAACACGTCCTCGGGGTCGTACAGCCAGTTGAGGTTCATGCCGACGCTCTCGTAGGAGCGCAGCAGCGTCATCTTCTTGAGCCTCTGGTAGTAGAAGTCGAAGTTGCCGCCCTCCTCGGCCATGGCCATGGTCTCGGCTACCCACTCGGGGCCGTTGTTGGCCTTGAAGACGGCGTAGGCCTGCGGCCTGGAGCTCAGGTAGGAGTCGAACAGCTCCGGGGTGAAGCGCTCCACGCCTCCGGTCTTATACATGCCGTTAGCGGCCGAGACGATGATGCGGTGGAGCTCGTCGGTGAAGTCCTCGGCGCGGAAGAAGTAGCCGTTGCTCTCGTCCAGGAGCTCGGGGCGGTTGAGCAGCTCGCCCAGCACGCGCACCGCGGCCCTCGTGTCCTTATACTTGCTTCCCATGCTCCCCCTATTCAATCTCGGGCCACTGATAGCCGTACTTGCGGGCAGGACGCCTCGTGCCGGACCTCTTGACGTGCCTCGGCTTCTCCTCCACCGCCACGTCCTTCCACCCGGCGCTCACCGCCTTCTGTTCCGCGAAGTGCTTCTGGGCCTCTGCGTACACATAGTCCACGATGCCGAACCTGCCGTGCGCCCTCTCCGCCGTGTTGCCGCGCACGTCGTACCAATATTCGAGCGCCTTAAGTATGCCGGGCTCGGTCTTGTTGTCCTTGAGCAGGCGGGTTATCTCGGACTCGACTATCTTCTGGCTGTACTCGAACCCAAAGACCCGCTTGGCGAGGATGTGGATGCGCTCCTTGGACCCTAGGAACGGGTCGTTGGGGTCGAAGCACCCGCCGTGGACATACTCGTTGTCGGCTATGGACACGCACACGGCCGTGGCCATGTCCTCTATAGGCTTGCCGCAGGACTTGCATGTACGCCATATGCCCAAAGCACTTCACTTCCCATCTAAAAGAAACGAGGGGACCGAGGCTATCGCCCCAGCCCCCTCGTCAGTCGTTATATGTTAGAGCAGTTCCTTGATTTCAGCAACGATGAGCTCGAGCTGAGCCGCCTGGGCCGGGGTGGTGTCGACCACCTTGTTGCCGGTGCCCAGGTACTTGTTGGTCGCCTCGACAATGAGAGGCGCGTACTTCTCCGCGAAGTCCTTCTTCTTGCGCAGCTTGGCGACGACCTCGTCGAACTCCTTGCGCAGGTCGTCGTAGCTCTCCTCGGCGCTGTCTGAGGAGACGACGGGCGCGGGCTCGTCGGTGACGGCGTCCTTGCCGTTCACCTCCGCCTCCTTGTCGATTGCGTCGCCGATTGCCTTGACGAGCGCCTCGTAGGTGAACTCCACCTCGGGCACGATGTACTTGAAGCGGCTGCCGCACTCGACGCGGTTGTCGGCGGAGCGGATGGTGAGGACGGTCTTGCTGTCGCCGTCCTCAGTGCTCACAGTGTGGGCGTAGGCGTAGATGTCGCTCATGCCGCTAATCCACTCGTTGATGGAGGGCTTGAGGGTCGGGATAATCTGGTTGTACGCCTCGCCGCCCTCGGGGGTGAACGTCTTGTCCTTCGAGTGGCTGATGAAGAACAGGCTGTAACCCATCAGGTTGATTTGGTTGAACGCGCCGATGAGCTCGGTGCGCAGGAGCGAGGTGCCCTTGCCCCAGGCGATGTCCCCGAGGTCGTCCACGCCGTTCTGCTGGCAGAGGAACTTCTCGCAGGCCTTGGCGGCCAGGTCCACCGTGTCGATTACGATGCACTTGTACTTGGCCTTCACCTCGGGCTTGCGGAGCTGGGTGAGGACGCCTTTGAACGTCGCCCAGTCGGGCATACCCGCGGCGATGATGCCGGGGATTGTCTTGTAGCCGACCTCGAAGCCGAGAAGCAGCGAGTCGGGGATGCGGCTGGCAAGGTAAGTCTTTCCCGTTTTTGGCATAGCGGGATATTGTCGCGGTAGCTTTTTATCAACCGCTTCTAGAGCTTTCGCCCATAACCGCCAGACTTTTTAGCGGTGTACGACCGGTTTCTTCCGGCCTAGGTTAGCACATCTTTTCTACCTTATGATCGAAGGCAGTCCTGGCTCGTGGGTCTAGGTTTTCTATTCTAAAAGCTTTAAACTCTTCAAACTTTTTACGTTTGCGAATTAAACAAGGTGTTTGCAGATTATAAAATGTGTCAAGTAACACAATTGACGGAACGGTTGACATTTCCCAGCTATACAAAACACTTCCATCTTTTCTCTTAAGAGAGTAGATATTCGAAGAAAAATTCCCATGATAGTATGCTTTGTGCCACTCCATAAACTCTTGCAGTAATTCTTTCCGATGAGCGCATATCTTAAGTATGCCGGTTGTTGTTCCTTTCGTGTGTGAGAAACTACCATCTCCATCGAAATACCCTTTAATAAATGCGCTTTTTAGTTCATCAGGAATATTTCTCATGCTCATGGGCTTATATGTTTTGTTTGGAACAATAGAATACTTCGCAAGTGTTTGTTTTATGTGCTGGGAACTAAACCCAAATTCCGCGATTGAAAACCCGTTACTTGTTTCGGTAACCCTAACTTGGCGTTTACTTCCTATGGCGGTTCTAAATTCTTCCAGAAAGTCTTTGTCAACAGAGCTTAGTGTTACCTTTATTGAATTTCTTTTTTCTGAGACACTACCGTCGGCAGCTAGGAAACCAAGGTAATAAGCTCTTGTCTCATCAAGGTTATCAAAATAAGTATGGTTGATTGCGTAACCTCGCGCTGCGTTTGAGAAGATGTTTTGCTCGCTCCTATTTCTAATGTGTACATTTGCGTTAGATAGAAGTGTGCGGACATCGCTCTTATTTAAGGAATACTTCTTAGAGCAGGCGTTGATACTCATTCCATTTTTGTAATCTGCAATAATCTGGTCATTCATATGTGAACGACAACTCCCTTGCGTGCTTTTAGGTTCAGACCTGTGCGTTGCGCGTGTCGCCCCTTTTAGAGAGCGACTTCCGCTCTGGTTGGCAGTTTAAAGCGTTCCAGTTTTTCCAGGATAGTTTACCGCCTCATTGCTGTGGCGGGGAGCCCCAATTTAAGCTCCGAAGATGTAATAGGTGTACGAGTTCAGGTCACGGCTGACCACGTTGGGCTGGATGTTCATAATGTCGATAACCGCCATGTGCTTCCCCTTCTACGTCGTTTCTTCGTCCTTTGTCCCGTCACCCTATATTAGAACGGGATGTCGCCGTAGACGTCGTAGGTTGAAGCGGCGGTCTGGGCCGGTGCGCTGAACGCGGCGGCCGGGGTCGAAGCGGCGTTCGAACGGGCGTGGGCGGCTCGCCAGGCAGCGTCGGCGGCCAGCTTCTCCTCGCGCTTCTGGAGCAGCGCGCGCATCTCCTCGGGGGAAATGGCGCCGCCCTCGCCGTACTCCATCGGGGTGCCCTTGGTGCCGGTGACGTCCCAGCTCTGGAAGGACTTGGAGGTCGAGGAGACGGTGGGCTGCCCGATGACGTCCTCGGCGGTGCGGTTGACCGTGACGGTGTTGGTCACGATGGAGCCCCACACGGAGGTGACGAGCGGGTTGCTGTTGGACACGTCCTGGTCCTGGATGAAGCTCATGATTGCGGAGTCGCGGACGGCGAGGGACACCGGCATGACGTTGCCCATGTAGTTGAAGACGTAGCCGGAGAGGGCGAGGCTGGTGCCGTCGTCATACTCGCGGGCGACTGCGCTGTTGAAGACGCCCTCGAACTGGAAGTCCGCGAGGAAGCGGCGGGTGTTGTCCTTGTTGATGAAGGAGCCGCGCACGTCCTTGGTGTTGCGGACCTGGCCGTTACGGTCGGTGTAGGTGCGCACGTCGAGCTCGCCGTCGACCGAGATGAACTCGGCGTTGGTGGCGTCGTTGCGGTAGGTGCGCACGTTGCCCTCCATCATGGCCTTGATGAGCGGGAAAGACGTGTTGGACTTGCCGGAGTTGCGGTAGGTCTCAGGTGCGTTGACCTTCACGGTGACGATGTTCATCGCGTACTCGTCGGTCGCGATTTGAATCTCGCCCTTGATGCGGTTGATGTTGTACTTGTCGGGAGCCATCTGGAGGCCCGGGGTGCCGTTGCGGCGGTCCGGGACGTCGTAGAGATAGCCCTTGAGGTTGACCTTGTTAATCCACTTCTGCTTCAATGTTGCTTCCTTTCAACTGTCTTTCCCTGTCAACACGCCTTTTATTCTATCACTCCGGCAGACCGTCAGTCAAGGCCGGTAATGAACTCCGAGTGCGGGAGCGTCTGGACCCAATGCACGAAGTAGTCGCTCCACTCAGGCAGCTTGTGGTTCTTGCGCTGGGCGTACATCTGCGCGATGGTCTCGTAGCTCATATGGCACATGCGCGTCTGCTTGAAGCCGCTGGGGAGCATGGCCTTCATCTGGCGGCGCACCTCGTCGCAAAGGTGGGTCGAGCCCGCGTCGCGCACGAGCTTGTAGTCTTCGCGCAGGTCCTTGAGTTCCACGACGACCTTGTCGTAGAAGTCCCTGAGCTTGTCCTTGTCGAAGGAGTCGTCGAGCTCGAACAGCTCGTCGAGGTCCTCCAGGTCGTCCTTGGCCGCCAGGGTGTGCATGGTGCTGGTGGAGTTCTTCACGACGTTCTTGTACGTGTCGAACTCGCTCCACCAGTAAAGCGGGGCCGTGATGTCGACCCACACCTCAATCATGCGCATCCACTTGCGGTGCTCCGTGCCGGACTTCCACAGGCGGCTCATGAGGTCGTAGTCGTTCGTCCCGATGCGGAAGTTCATGTCGTCGGTCTGTGTGAAGTCGGTGTCGCTCTTGCCGTACGACTTCAACGGGTGTCTCATACCGTAGATGGCGGGGGCCCACCCGCTCACGGACCACGTTTCAAACTTCATGCCGCGTCCTTTCTCGCTCAACTTTTGATGAAATCATTATATAGGATGCCGACACCTTGTGCCAACTGTTTTCTTCAGGCAGAGGTCCTCTTTCCTCGGGCAGACTTGCCCATCGGCGGGTACACCTCCGGGTCGTAGGAGCCGAGCGGGATCTCGCGCACGTCGACGACGCTGTCTCCCGGGTTGAGCGAGATGTACGGGGACCCCTTCAGGACCTGCTTGTCGCCGGTGAAGTAGTCGGGGGACAGCGCCTTGCGGTACCCGTCCTTGGTCTCGACGACGATGTCGACGCTGGACCATGTGCTGGCGAGCAGGACGTTCGATTCCAGGTCCTTGATGACCGCGCCTATGGCTACGCCTTTGTCCCTGCGCGAGCACGTCGGTATCGACCCCATCTTGAGCCTGTACGCCTTGCCGGAGTCGGTGAACACCGTGACCATGGAACCCGTGGTCGCAAGCTCCCCGCCGCTGCCGGGCTTCATGCGCTTGAGGTACGTGCCGTCCGAGAACTCGAACTCGCAGGCGTCACACACGTCGTTCTTTTTGACTTCCGCCTTGGGCGCCCTCTCCTCGATGACCGTGCGACGTGCGTTGCCGTACTTCTTGGCAAGGGACGACAGACGCTTGCACAACAGGGACCTCTGCTCCTTCTCGCTGCCGAGAACCTTGCGGCAACTATTAGTCGTTTTGCGGCACGTCTCGAGCTCCTTCTCGACCGCGGAGGTCTCCAGATGTGCGAGCCTCGACACTTTCATGTCGAGCACGGCCTTTGCCTGGGATTCCGTGAACCCTGCCCCTATAAGGCGCTCCTTAGCCTCCTTGGAGTCAGAGGACTCCTTGATGACCGCCACCACGGCGTCGATGTCCTGGATGGCCTTAAGGACGCCTTCGAGCACCTCCGCGCGCTCCAGCGCCTTGTCGAGGTCGTGCTGGTGCTCGCGTCTGATGCACTCGAGGTTGTGGCCGACGTACACCTCCATGGTCTGCCGCAAGTTGAGCAGGACGGGCGTCTTGCTGATGATGCCCATCTGGTTGGCGTTGTACTGGCAGCGCAGGTCCGTGTGCTTGAACAGCTGCTCCAACACCGCCTCCGGGTCGTACCCCTTGCGGCACTCCACGGTCAGGAGGATGCGGTCCTTGTCGCTCTTGTTGCTGCGGGACTTGACGCCTTGCAGCTTGCCGCCGTCTATGGCCGCGTCTATCTGCCCTATGATGGGCTCGATGTACGTCTGGTAGCAGAACTCCGTGAACCTGATTTCCTGCCCGTGTATCTCGTATTTGGCCTCGAGGACGACCTTACCCTTGCCCGTGCGGTTGATTTCCACGAGCTCTTCCCTCGGGTTGACGATGGTGCCGCCGGAGGGGAAGTCCGGCAGGCACGTCTCGTCGTCAACGGTGCCGTGCTTGACGTACTCGCAGACGGCGTCCGCCACTTCGTTGAAGTTGCGGGGAAGCCAGAAGCAGGCGATTGAGTAGCCGATGCCCTTGGCCCCGTTCACCAGGAGGCGCGGGAACACCGCCGGCAGAGACACCGGCCACATCTCGTCCTCGCTGAAGTTCGGCTGCATAGGCACGTTCTGCTTGTTGATGCCGGTGAACATACCCTCGTAGCAGACCGGCGCGAGCCTGGCCTCCGTGTAGCGCGGCGCGGCGAAGGAGTCTGCCCCGAGCTGGCAGTTGCCGTTCGCCCCGTGGAACTCCACCTCCGGGTTGTTGTTAATCCAGCTTTGGGACATGCGCACGAACGTCTCGTATATCGCGTCGCTGGAGTGCGGCCAGATGTCCGCGCACACCGCACCGGATATCTTCGCCGACTTCACGTGCGGCTTGTCCGGTGTGTACCCCTTCTTGTACATTTCCCACAGACAGGCCCTCTGCCCGGGCTTCAACCCGTCCGCGACGAGCGGGAAGCTCCTGTTGCAGTTCGTGTCGTACGCCGCGTCCACGAAGTTCTGGCTCACCTCGTCCAGGATGTTCACGCTACTCAACTCTCGCCT